CATGGCAAAGCCTGATCTTGTAGGTATGTATGCTAGTTCTGCCGGACAGCCGATGAAGGATGACGGAGAGAGCTCTCTCGTTCCTGCCTTCAGCTCTTTGAAGACCGCATCCAGTAATGCTACCGCAGCTGCTGCTGGAGTTACGATTAGCGGGGTTTACATCGATGCTACTACGAAGGCTCTAACCGTTAGAACTGCTTAAGTATTAAAGGAGTTGTCCCGTCCTTTAAACGGGGCGCTTTACCTCTTTTTAGGAAGAATTAGGTAGCGGAGGTTTTCCTCCGCCACCGCAAAGGGAGAAGAAACTCCCAGTTAATTCTGCAAAGTAATAAGGAGCAGGCAAAGGTGTAAATGTGAGGCCGCGTGACACAAAGCGCACGCACGTTAGAGAAAATCATCGGGGGATGACCAATCTAACAATCAACAAATGATTATGAAGGAGGAGAGTCTATGACAAAATTTGAAAACATGACTCCAGAGACCTTCGATGCCGCAGTACGGGCCGAAGTCGATAAGCAGCTATCCTCCAGAGAAGAGGCTGAGGCTCGCCGAGACGCCGAAGAGGCAATTCGGGAAGCCCGCGAGACCTTCGAAACTTTGAAAGCATCTATCGAGGCGAAAGATGCTAAGATCAAAGAATACGAAGACTCACTCGCCAATCTTGATCTCGATCCTACCGCGGCGGAAGTTGCGGCTAACGATAAGATCGTGGAACTTGAGGCTGCTGTAGAAGATTGGAAACACCGCGCAAGTGTAGCAGAAGCCGCTCTCGAGACTTTGTCTCGCGAGGAGATTGCCGCAAGCCGAATGTCCGAACTGGAAGAGGCTGGCGTTGCTCTCGAGGAAGAAGCCGCAGAGGCGCAGTACGCAAAGATTCGCGGTATGTCCGACGAAGACTTTGCATCTTACAAGAGCGAACTTGTAGCACTACGGGCCAAGTACGCCCCTGCTTCTGACGAAGCTGGTGAAGAGGAAGAGGGTACTGAGCTAGCAACTGAAGAAATTAGCATGATTGCTCAGAGCCTAGGTTGTGATCCATCTGATGAAAAGTGTATCTCTCTCGTACGCGAAGTGGCGCAGAAGATGTCTGAAGTCTCTAAGGGACGAAAGATGAAGAAGCTGCCGCCCTGGCTGATGAAGAAAGAGGAAAAGTCTGAGGAAGCCCCAGTAGTGGAAACTCCTGCAAAGGAAACCGCTTCTACAAAGCTGACTCTTGGCGAAGCCATCACGAAGTCTATGGATCAGGAAATTCAGGCCCCAATGGGACTGAAGGAAGAACTCGCCCAAGCATGGGAAGGTTACCGCGCTTCAAAGCGTGGATCTAAGAAATCTGAATAAGGAGGTAAACACACATGGTATTCATTCCACGTGACCCTGTAATGCAGAATCAGTTTCTTGTACATGATTCTACGAAGGGTAGCACTGCCACCGCAGGCGCGGTTGTGTCGCTTTCTGGCGATGAATTGGTCCAGGTTGTTACTGGCACCATCAACCAGCCTTATGGTTTCCTCATGCAGAGCGTCAAGGCTGAGTCCTCCGCGCATCCAACTGGTTTCCGACTCCCTGGTGATCTCGGAAGCTCTGATGCTTTCACTGGTGATCCAGTGGCGGTCGCTCACTTTGGTCTGTATGACACTACCCACTACAATACGGCAACTACGTACACTGCAGGAAATCTGCTTGGAGTTATGACCGGCGGAACTGGAAAGGTAACGCCTGTTGGAACTAGCTCCCTGACTTTCGATACTGTTCAGGGTGTAACCAACGCCGATCTTCAGCGAAACGTTGTAGCCGTAGCGCAGAATACTCTATCCGCCGCAGCTGTTGCTGCAGGCACGAAGCTTAGAATTAAGCTTCTAATATAACCTAAAGGAGGTATCCACTAATGGATAAGCAAAAACTCGCAGAGCTTTTCAAAGCCACTGCAGCCATCGATACCCCTGCGGGTATGGAAGCCTATAAGGCTTTCGCACAGGCTCTGACTGTTCCGATTCTTCAGGAGATCCGAGACGCGTCCATCATGCGACAATTGTTCGCAGTTGAGCGCTTGGCTCCTGGTGCTCAGGCAGTATACCCTGTGGCCGATGACTTCGAGGTACCGGTATTCGTTCTTCCGGGCCTTGGTTACATCGCGCAGAACTTCGTCGAAGGCGTTGGTGAGGAAGTATACGTTCCTACCTTCTCGATCTCCGCGTCCGCGGACTGGAAGGTTACCTACGCTCGAGACTCTCGCATCGACATTCCGGAACGAGCGGCACGTAACACTGCCCGCGCTATTGCTGACTTCGAGGAAGAGTCTGGCTGGAGAGTAATCGTACCTGCGGGAACGACCAACTTTTCTGGACAGGGCTTGCTCGGTTCTCGCAATGCGCCTATCTTTCAGGTTCCAACCGGTTCTACCGGCGAGAAGTTCCTTTCCAAGGAGCTTATCAACCTGATGCTGGTTGGTATGAAGAGAGTTAGACGCTCTTTGACCGACCTATACATTTCCCCTGAGGATGCAGCGGACATTCGCGAATGGACTGATACTCAGATTGATCCTGTTACCCGCCGAGAGATTTTCCAGGCGTCTGGTATGGGTAAGATCTGGAACATCAACCTTCACGAGGTCTTCCAGCTTGGTGCAACGGGTCGATTCAACATCAACTCTAACGCAACCACGTTTGGTATCTTCCAGGTGAATGGTTCCGGTCTGTTCAATAACTACAACCCCACTCATGAGAACGTCGTAGATGCTAACGGAAACGTTACCACTGCTGGCGAAACTCAGGTCTGGGGCTTCGACATGACTGTCAACGATTCTCTCGTTATGCCTGTTCGCAAGGAATTCGAGGCGATCGATGACCCGACTCTTCTCCGCCAGCAGAAGCAAGGCTTCTTTGGTTGGGAGGAAGTTGGTTTTGCGTGCCTTGATTCGCGCATGATTTCCCTGGGCGTTATCGACCGCGCTTAATCTCGTATTAATACCCCTGAGGAGGAGACTTCGGTCTTCTCCTCTTGGGAGCCAGGGTTTTAAGTAAGTAATCAAACCGCGGAAAGACCGCAAGGAGAAAACAATGCCCTTCGAGTACTTGGTAGTTTCAAGCGGAACGATTATGAAACAAGCGGATCTAAATACACTAGGTGCTTCTAGCTGGGAGCTTGTACAGATCGAGCAACCGGACGATAGTCTGATCTTCTATCACATCTTTACCAAGAGTGTCTAAATAAACGCTGGGAGGAGGATACTCCCGGGTAAGTTGGAATCTCCCCGTTCCACTGCCTCCTCCCAGCCCAAGAATCAAAAGGATTGACCAATGCTTTCATTTTTAGCGGCGATCATTTTAACCGAACTTCTAACAGAGCTCATTGTGAAGTCGGGGTTCTTTAGATATTTGCGTAACAAAATCAAAGGAATCAATGATTGGTTCAAAGAGCTCATGTCATGTGGATACTGTTTCTCAGTATGGGCAGCGGCAGGAGTTGTTTTTACCATTGGCACAAGTTATGATTTCACTGGTATAAGTGTAGTGGATTTGGGACTAACGTCCCTAATCGTTCATCGGTTGTCCAACTATCTACACAATTTTAACGATTGCTGGTTGGATAAGTACTACAATTTACAACGAATTAATACTGAGAAATCAGAATAAGGAAAGGAGTATTACATTGGCAAATAAAGAATTCGAAGTTCTCGGGTTTGTGAAGAATGAAAGCAAAGAGGCGTTTTTCAAACTGCAGCGATCGCTTCCTCCTGGAGGAAAGATCAAGTTTTCGGATGCGTTCCTAACCGTCGGCAGCAAGAGTGGTTTGGAAGGAAAAGAATTCATCAAGTGGTTACGGGAGAATGTATTCCCTGGAACTGATTGGGGTTTCTATTCCGAAGATGGTGTTGCTTTCTTTTCTGAGACGAGCAAGAATAATCAAGATGTTGCCCCCTCTGCGCCTCCCGTATCCCTGGAAGCAGGTAGGGGTGCCGGTAGAGTGGCGCGCCGAGCTCTTTCCAAAGGGGAAACAAAGAAAGGGCTTGAAATCACAGCCTCCTCCATCATTGAAGCGGAGTTTTCTACAGCTAAAACATTGATCGAGAAGTGCAAGAGTCGTGCAATTCTGAAGAAGGCTCTTAACCTTTCCCAGACCTTTGCTAACAAAGATGAGCACATGCGACATCTCGTGAAGAGGTTGGAACAAGTCTAAAATCAAGGGGGGCAACTAAATGATTTCGGTCCTAAAACCTGACATAGCCTCGATCGTAAATGGGCTTATCACGGTACAGGTTTTATCCGCCTCCTCTGTAGCGGCAGTCTTTGACCAGTTACTCATTTTCAAAGCTTCCGCATCAAGTGGTCCCTTTTCCCAGTTGGCCGCTATTCCACTGACTGGGGCTACGTCTTATACATACCTAGATGTAGATACTGCTCCTAACTTTTACTACAAGGCGCAGTTCTATAACACCGGAACTCTTGTAAGCAGTGTATTTTCAGAGTTGGCACAAGAATCTGGGATCTTTAATCCCTATGCCGTCCCTACGACTACCGCTACTTATCCACCGGAGATTGCTCTTTCTTCACAGGATAGGGAGATTGTTGAGTCTATTCGTTTGGGCATAGGAGATTTAGGCGACATTGAGATCGATGTTTATGATTCTTCCAGCAGCGTCGGATGTAATGCAAGTATTTCTTTGGACGGCCGCACCTGGGAACTATCCGACCCCAGAGGTTGGCCGCAAAGGGTTATTCTTAACGGCGCAGAGAAGACCTCTCTAAACGATCCTCAGGTGCTTGGATACAAGTTCTTGACTTTCAGCGGTACCAGCGCAGTGATAACTGGAACGCTTTCCATTTGGTATAATCATTTCCGTTTCTCAGATCATGAAATTCTGTTGGCGTACGATCGAGCTACTAATCTAATGAAGACTTGTCCCCTTCCCGCCGCAGACATCACCACCGAAATGCGCATTATGCAAGCTTCCATTCTGCTATTGGAAGGAGAACTCCGTGCTATGCAAAGTCGAGGAGCTGTCGTTATTAGGGACGGAGACACGGAATACAATACCTCTCGCTCTGGGGATTTGATTAGAACTCGAAATGAAGAACTTATAGATTTCCG